GAATATGGCGCGGCCCAGCCGCTCAAGGGTGCGCGCATCGCGGGCTGCCTGCACATGACCATCCAAACGGGGCGCGCTTCTCCACACATAGAAAAATGAACTGATCCGGCCGGGTGCCGGTTGCCTGCTCGATGCCGTTCAGATACCAAGCTGCTTGGACGTGGTAGCGCCAGTTGGCGATCGACTTGCGAAACCCAGCCGGGCTTGCATCATCGGTTGTCTTGAGGTCAATGATCAGGCTGCCGTCATCGGTCAGCCAATCCGGCCGGCATTTGCACTGGATGCCCGTGGCAGCATCGGTCCACATGTGGGTGGTCTCGGCCTTGCCGGGCATGTTCAGCAGCATCGCTGCGGCCGGGTGGCTGTAGACCGCATGACCCATCCGCATCACCAGATCGGCATCAGCGCGGCTCAGCACGGTGCGACCGGTGGCAGCAGTGGTGAACACCTCCCACTCGGCCTTGCCCATCTTGGTGCGGCGGTCGATGCTCTCGGGTGCTATCGCATATTGCGAGTCCCATTGGTCCAGCTCTAAGACATGTGTGTGAACGGCGGAGCCAATCGCCATGGCTGGCGTGGGCTCGATCGTCACCCGGTTCGGGTCTAAATAGCGCGCCCAGTAGTGCAGCGGGCTGCGCGCCACTTGGTCGAGGTGGCTTTTGCTGATCGCTGGGTGGGCGTGGTAGTCGTTGTTGTCCATAGGCGGCAATTGCTGATGCTTGCCAATGTTACACCATGATGTAGGGTGCTCAGGCATCCGCACCGAAACCACTACCGCCATGAGTGTGACCTTGCGCGATTACCGCGCTTTCATTGCATCTAAAGGCACCGCCGCCGGATCTAGCGGTTTTGCCCTCCACAACAAATGGCCAGGCCTGTTTCCGCATCAACTCGAAACCTTGCGCTTTGCTTGCGAGAAAAGCAGATCAGCTGCGTTTCTAGACACCGGATTGGGCAAGTCCCGCGTCGAGGCTGCCGCGGCTGCTGAGTTCTGCCAACAGTCTGGTAAGCCCTCGCTTATCCTTACGCCGTTGGCGGTCGCTCGTCAAATGCAGCGCGAGTGCGCAGCTGTTGGCGTTGATGCCCGGGTTATTCGTGAGCAGTCCGACGCTGGGCCGGGCGTGAACATCGCCAACTACGAGCGACTGCCGAAGCTGGATTGCAGTGCTTACGGAGGCGTTGTACTGGATGAGAGCAGCATCCTTAAGTCGTTCAGCGGGCCAACCAAGCGCCTGCTCTGCGATGCGTTCGCATCAACGCCCTATCGCTTGGCGGCCACTGCCACGCCGGCGCCCAACGATCACATGGAGTTGGGAAACCACTCTGAGTTCCTTGGCTATCTCGGCAGCATGGAGATGCTCTGCCGGTGGTTCGTGAACGACACCAGCACTGCTAGTCAGGATTGGCGGCTTAAGGGTCATGCCCGCGCTGATTTCTGGGGATGGGTAGCCAGCTGGGCCCGAGCTGCCACGTTGCCATCTGATCTTGGTGGTGATGACGCAGGGTTTGTGCTGCCGCCACTCACCTACGACCTGCACACGGTCGCGGCTGACATCACAGTGGACGTACCAGACGGGATGCTGTTCAGGATCCCCGATGGCAGCGCCACCACCATTCACCGGGAGAAGCGGCTGACGATGGACGATCGGGTGGCTAAGGCTGCCGAGATCGCTAACGCTGCTGATGGTGCTGTGATCGTCTGGTGCGAAACCAACAGCGAATCAGCTGCATTGGCGGGCGCGATCCCTGACGCGATCGAGGTGCATGGATCCATGGATCCAGAGCAAAAGATTGCCGCGCTCGATGACTTCACCTTTGGCCGCCGTCGGGTGATTGTCTCAAAGCCCAAGCTGGCCGGGCTGGGGCTGAACTGGCAGCACGCCAACACGGTTGTGTTTGCCAGCGTCAGCCATAGCTATGAGCAGCACTACCAGGCCGTGCGCCGGGCCTGGCGTTATGGGCAGGCCAAGCCCGTGACCTGTCACGTCGTGATCAGCGACACGGAGACATCGATATGGAACAACGTCCAGCGCAAGGCGCAAGATCACCAGCGGATGAAGCGCGCCATGGCTGATGCGATGAATGGATTCCAGTCCGCGTCAGCCAAAAAGGCCTACTCCCGCACCGCAACCATCACTCTTCCCGATTTCCTCAAATGAAACCTGACTACCAAGGCGACAAGTGGGCCGTTTACTTGGCCGACTGCATCGAAGTAATGAACGGGATGCCTGAGGGCATCATTGATCTGGCAATTTTCTCGCCGCCGTTCTCAGATCTGTTCGTCTATTCAGATTCTGAACGGGACATGGGCAACTGCGGCAGCCATGCCGAGTTCATGGAGCATTACGCCTATTTCACCGATGCACTGATGCGGGTGCTGAAACCCGGGCGCTTGGCCTGCGTGCATTGCTCTGACCTTCCTACCCGAAAGTCGAAGGATGGATTCATCGGCTTGCATGATTTTGGCGGCGATCTGATCCGCGCTCACCAGCAGTCAGGATGGGTCTATCACGCTCGCTGCACGATCTGGAAAGATCCAGTGATTGAGATGCAGCGCACCAAGGCACTGGGCCTGCTGTACAAGCAGCTGAAGAAGGACAGCACCCGCAGCCGGGTGGGGATGCCTGATTACATGCTGTTCTTCAGGAAGAACGAAGAGAACCCTGATCCAGTTACCCATTGCCCACAGGATCTGCCGGTAGGTATGTGGCAGGAGCTGGCCAGCCCGGTCTGGATGCAGGTAAATCAAACCAAAGTGCTCAATGGCCGGATGGCCAAAGGGCAGGAGGATGAGCGGCACATCTGCCCGCTCCAGCTCGACGTAATCGAACGCTGCCTGACTCTGTACAGCAATCCAGGTGATCTGGTGTTGGATCCGTTCAATGGCATCGGCAGCACCGGTTACCAGGCCGTAAAGATGGGCCGCAAGTACATCGGAATCGAATTGAAGCCCGAGTACGCCAAGCAGGCAGCGAAGTTCCTGCAGGCGGCTGAACAGCAAAGCGGCTCATTGCTTGAGCTGATTACCGATAGCGATGAGGAATCATCATGAACGGACTCCAACCGTCTCACGACATCCGAAAGCTCACCATCGTGCTACCTGCCCACGTCGTTGATGCCTTGCGCTCTAAGTTGCGGGGTGACGAAACGATCACCGACTGCATCAAGCGGTTGGTGGTGCGTGAGGCGATGGGGGTAGGAGGTGTGGAGTGAAACTCCGCCCCTATCAGCAGCAGGCCATCACCGATCTGCGCATGGCCTATCGCAGCGGGGCAACAGCGCCCATGTTGGTCGCACCCACCGGCATGGGCAAGACCGTCATCTTTGCTGCCATCACCCAAGCGGCAGCAGATCGTGGTCGGCAAGTGTTGATCTTGGTGCATCGCCGTGAACTGATCCACCAAGCCAGCGCAAAATTGACAGCTATTGGTGTCGATCATGGCGTTATCGCAGCAGGTATCACTGCTGCAAATGCACCAGTGCAGGTCGCATCGGTGCAAACGCTCATCCGTCGCCTTGACCGCGCCGCGCAGCCTGATCTGATCGTGATCGACGAGGCGCATCACGCCGTAGCTGGGTCATGGCGCAAAGTGATTGATCACTGGCCCGACAGCATGCTGCTCGGCGTCACCGCCACACCAGTGCGGCAAGACGGCCGAGGCCTTGGCTGCATGTTTGATCGTTTGGTGATTGGGCCATCCACGGCAAATCTGATGGCCGCCGGCTACCTAACCCCAGCGCGCATCTATGCCCCACCACCAGTTGCAGATCTTGCCGGTATCCATCGCCGCGCTGGTGATTACGCCATTGATGAATCCGCCGATCGCATGGATCGACCGACCGTCACGGGTGATGCAATCAGCCACTATCAACGCATCGGTGGAGGTCAACCCGCCATCGCCTTTTGCTGCAACGTCAAACACGCTGAGCACGTCTGCAATGCTTTCAAAGCCGCAGGTATTGGCTCAGCCACCCTTCTTGGCAATACAACCGACCGCGATGAGTTGGTTGCACGCTTTGGATCCGGTGAGATCCAGGTGCTCGTCACTGTTGACGTAGTGTCCGAAGGCTTCGACTGCCCTGCGGCGGCCTGCGCCATCATGCTGCGCCCTACCCAGTCCATTGGCCTATACCTCCAGCAGGTGGGCCGCGTGCTACGCCCTGCACCAGGCAAGGCCGCGGCAATCATCCTCGATCACGTCGGCAACGTTCACCGCCATGGATGGCCTGATGATCACCGCGAGTGGTCCCTTGCAGATCGGGAACGCCGCGCCGGATCTGCATCTCAACCGGCGCCATCAGTGCGCACATGCCCCGAATGCTTTGCGGCATTCAAGCCGGCTCTTATCTGCCCCGCATGTGGCGCCTACTGCGCAGCTCCAACGCGCGTCATCCGCCAGCAAGATGGTGACCTGCAAGAGCTGAAGCGCGAAGCCGTCCAGCAGCGGGTGGCCGAGCGCAAGAAAGCGCAGACCCTCCAACAGCTCATCGCCGTTGGCCAGGCACGCGGGATGCGCAACGCCGTCGGATGGGCCAAGCACGTCCACAATGCAAGGCAGCGCTCATGATCATGTGGCCAACGCCGAAACCACCCTGCAGCAGCAGATCCGCCTGGCAATCGGCACCAACCCTGATGCCAAGCTGTTCCGCAACCAGGTGGGAAGCCTGCCCGATCCCCGGACCGGCCGCCTCGTCACCTTCGGCCTAGCCCGTGGTTCAGCTGACCTGATCGGCTGGCGCACCGTGGTGGTCACCCCCGACATGATCGGCCAGCGCCTTGCCGTGTTCACATCCATCGAGGTGAAGACCCCAACTGGCCGCATCCGCCCAGAACAGCATGCATGGATTGGCGCCGTGCATGGCGCTGGCGGCATTGCTGGGGTGGCGCGGTCGGTGCCGGATGCGCTTGCCATACTTGAAGGCGACCCATAATGCACATGCCCAAAAAGATGGCCGGCGGTGCTCCACACACCCCGGCCGCGGTCCACAGCCACTACCTGCAGACATGACAAGACTACAGAACACGCCTGATTTCAGCGCAATCCGCACCTTCCTTAGGGTGATCGGTAAGCCGACCGGCACAGCAAGGCTTCGCGGTTTCTTTCCCAACGGTCACCCTGCAAAAGGTGAGGATCGAGGTCGCAAGGCGCCACCCTCCCGCAACGTGGTCGAGGAGTGGCAGGCCGAAGGACGCGGCGTTTATGTCGTTATCAACGACGGCGGCGACACCGATGCAGAGATCACAGGTTGCCGCGCTTTCTTCTGCGAGTGGGACGATCGCCCCAAGGATTGGCAGCTGACCGCATGGCAGGAGCTTGGGTTGCTTGAACCCACCATTCAAATCGACACCGGCGGCAAGTCCATCCATTGCTACTGGGTGCTCACTGATCTGATCAGCCCGCAGCACTGGCGCATCCTTCAAAAGCGGTTGCTTGATCATGCAGATGCGGATCGTGCACTTAAGAACCCCTCCCGCGTCATGCGGCTGCCTGGCACCCATCACGTCAGATCTGATGGCACCCTTGGTGATCTCGCTGCGATCGTCAATTGCTCAGAGCGCACTTACAACGTCGAGGAAATTGAAGCTTGTCTTCCTGAACCAAAGCAAAAGCCCCGGCCAGCATTGCAACCGATGCTGATGCCGGATTCCATCCCCCTTGAAGAGCTACTGCCGAGAGACATTCAGCAGCTGGCCGAAAACGGCACCGGTGAAGGTAGCCGCAACGATGACTGCTTTCGCCTTGCTGCTGTTGCTTTGGCCGTGGTCGATGCAGCCCATTCCGCCAGGCTCAACATTAACGGCAGTCCAGAACTGCTGGTGCTCAATTTTGCTGCTCGCTGTTCACCGCCCCTCAATGAACGCGAAGCACTTAATTGCTACCGCAGCGCAGCAGATGAACCCCGGGTCACAGATCCAGGCTGGCCTGATCGCTTGCGCTATCACCTCAACCGCCAAGCTCGTCACCAGCAAAAGCACCAGCAGAAGCAGCAACTCGAAACTGTTGCCGAAATTCCTATCGGTGAAGTAACAGAAGCGCTGAATCTTTTCCTTGATTCCAAAAACTCTGACTGGCTGCCCCTAGTGCAGCAGGGCGTTTTTGATCGCATTTCCAAGCGCTGGATCTGCCACGAGGACATCCTTCACAGCTGGAATGGCGCTTACTACGAGCCAGTCCCTGATGAGCACCTTACCCCGATGCTGGCCTATTTCCTACAGCAACTGCACACCGCTGAGCGCAAAGGAGGTGAGCACATCCACCCATGGGCACGGCCGCGCTACATCGCAGAGGCGCTTTCATGGATGCGCGCCAAGCTCGGCACTACCGAAGTTAACCAACCCAATGCCATCAACTGCCGCAACGGGGTTGTGGCCTGGTCATGGCAGGGCAGTCGCTTTCACATGCAGTTCAAACCCCAAAACGCTGATCAGCCGTTCACCTACATCACCGACTACGACTACGACCCGCAGGCTAATCCTGAGCACATGTTCCGATTGCTTGAAGCTGTAGAGCCCAACGATCAGGACACCTTGCAGCGGATCCTTGGGTCATCTCTGGATCTCGCCAAATACCGCGCTACCCGAGGCCGGCCGCGAGCGATGCTCATGATCGGCTCAGGCTCCAACGGCAAGGACACCATCCGCACCGCATTACGGGACACCCTTGGCGCTCGCAATTTCAGCTCCTGCACCCTCGCTGACTTTCGCCAATACGACCAAGGCCGTAAGTTTCCCATCGCACCCCTTCGCGATGCGTCCATTAACTGGTCATCAGAAAACAGTCAGTTCGTCCACATTGACAGCCTCCAAGCACTTAAGGGTGCCATTTCCGGTGAAGAGCTGGCATGGGAGATCAAGGGCGTGCAAGAGACCACATTCACCCCCAACTGCCTGTTCGTTTTCAACCTGAATAAGGAGCCGTCACTTACCGGCGAGCAGGCTGCCATTGAAACCCGCTTCCACGTCTTTCAGTTCAAGCGCACCTACATGTCAGTGCCAAGCAGGCCTGAGCACCTCAAAGCCGACCCACGCCTCAAGGATGACCCCGCGTTCATCCACAGTCAGATTTGCCCTGCCTTTTTGAACTGGCTGCTTGAAGGCCTTCAGCTTTCTGTTGAGTACGGCATTGACTACGAGACAGGCCGTGAAGCGATGCGTGCTGTTCGCCGCAAAGGCAGCCACCTTTGGGACTTCTGCGATGAGGTTGGCCTGTCTTGGAATGAGCAGGCAGAAACACCCTTGCTCAACGTATGGGCGCACCTTTGCCGCTGGTACATCGACGAAGGCTTCAAGGATGGCAATGGCCGTTGGGTGATTGATCCACCCAATGACCCGACCGTCAAGGCCTCGCGTTTGCTGCATC